ACTCAACATTTCTTAAATAATTGTTATTACTATTATTTGTTGTTTTATCATTATTCTCAGTATATACAGCACCAGAAGAATATTTACCATTTTTTAAATCTGTAAGAATTCCTCTAGGTGTATCACTTGTGGTTTGCCAATCTTCATTATTTGTGTCCGTATTAGTCTTGTTTGTAGAGTTACCATTCTCTTTTAAATAGCTATTTATATATGGTGATAAGCTTAAATCTTGCTTTTCATATAAACTATTATATCTAGGCATTATTAAGTTTAATCTATCATTTAATTTAATTTTAAATATTCCAATTGATTCAAAAGCTATTTCACGAAAGTAATAGTGTTTCAAAATTGCTATTTCAATTCGTCTTTTTGTTTCCTCATCTATTACTGGATAATTAAAATCAAATATTAATCCTCTTGCAACATCAAGTTTTGAATCAATATCAGTTTGTTCAATATCAGCCGAATAGTCTTTGACAATATCTTTAATTGTCATTGTATATTTACTCATTTAAATCACCAGCCTCACTTTTAATATCATCTTGTAAATTTGGAAACATATCATACATTCTATTGAGCTCATACGCTTTTTGTACGTCATCATTTCTAAATTTAACATCAATATTAAGTCCAAACATTTTATTGATTTTTTCGCATGCTATTTTTCGTGCGTCTAACATATTAAACCTAGCTTGTTCAATTTGTTCATCATTTGCCCCGACTTCACTTTCAACCAATCTTTCTTTTTTATCTTGGTTAGCATTATTAACGCCTAAGAATGTCATTACCTCATTCCATAGATCATGTTTATAAAGTGTTAGCTTATCAATTACATATGGGGCTTTAGTATCTAGCACTTTATAATTATCCATATTTAATTCACTAGTTCCCCAAATAACAGGCTTATTACCTGTAATTTGTTTATAGATATTTTTAAAAGCTAGTCTTTCATTTTCAGGGCAAATTATAGTAACAGGCGTTTTTTGAGCTAGCATATTAATATCAATTGTTCTTTGTACTTCAGCAAGCCTTATACTATATAAGTTTATAGTTGTAAATGTAGGTGTTTTCAAAAAGTTATTGTAAATTGTAACACTATTTTTTATAGTTCTATGCCTTCTAAATCCATCACTTGCGTAAATATCTTTAATTGTAGGTTCATTATATATGTTTATTGGACCACGTTCATTAACAGGTAAGCATAAATACCCTAACATTTTGTCTTTGAAAAAGTTTATTCTACCTTTATCAAACAACTCATTTTCAATGAAACGTGCGTCAACTGTATCTGGTAAATTAAGCCATTCAAAACAGTTTATTGCATATTCTTTTAATCTATATAAATAGTCAAGTTGTGTATATGCATTTAAAAAATCTGTTGTATCTAATTTACCTTTTAATGTCTTTTTGTAAATATCGCCAAGTTTTTCTTCATTAAGTATGTAATTTTCCATCATATAATAAACACCTCTCTTTCTTAAATTACTTCATTATTACTTAGGCTGTAATCGCCTATATTAGCAGTATGCCAAATTGTAACGCCTTTATCAAAAATACCTTTAATAGCCGATAAATCGTTAGCAGGAATATTACCTATAATATTTGCGTCAACTGTTTTAATATAGTTGTATGATTCTCTTGACTTCAAATTAGGTATTTCTAATTTATTAACTTTATATCCAAACATTTTAAAATAATTTGTTATTTGTTCGGCGTATTCATCACGAATAGTTTTAATCATTACGTAAAAATGCATGTTTTTATATCCAGTATCAAACATAGTATTATTACCTAAATTTGACACAGTAGGTGGAATATTATTTATATCATTTAACTTAGCTTGTGTAAGTCCAATAGTTTGTTCGGCATTTACATTTAAATTTTGATTAGCAAATTGGTTATTTAAATTCATGCTTGCACGTTGTCCCTCAGTTAAGTCATAACTTTTAATGCCCTGGTAAGCACTTTTTAAAGTACCCCCTAAATTTAATGATAATAAACCTCCAACCATTCCAGCGTAAGTATCAAGCTCATTATATTTTTGTTGTTTATCTAAAATAGCATTATTAATACGATTATTAGCATTGTTTTGTGATATACCACGTAACGCGTTATCCATAGCGTACTTATTTGTTGTTGCTATACTATTTCTATTAGCTTGCATGTATGAGGCTGTATAATCATCTACAATTGGAATATCACAAATATTATTGTTTATAATTCCACCTGTAAAGTCTTTAACATCACCTGTTGTATTTCCTAAATATCCATGTGGATATATTGCCGTTTTAGGTTGCGTTGATATACAACTCATAATATCAAAAGAAAGTGATTTATCATCAAAGTTTTGAGGCTTTAATGTTGTTGTATTTCCTTGCATATCAGTTAACTCTATTACTGTATATGGATACATCAATAACTTAGACTCTGTATAACTAGGCATAAGTGAGAACATATTATTAGAAACACTATAATTTCTAGGTGTCCATGGACTATTACCATAATAATCATAAAAGCCACCAACACCAGCACCCTGTACGAAATGAATATTAGCATCATTTGTTGTTATATTGTTGTTGTTGTCCACACTATATTCAAAAGGTACGTATGGTGTATAAAATAAGGATACAAGTTGTCCAACAGTTGTAGGGTCTTCACCAAGGCTTGTTATAAATAAAATACCTGGAATAACACCATTTAAAGTAATGTATTCATTATCTAAGTCAATAGGTAACAATGTATAATATAATGTTTGATAAATATTACCAACTTTACCAAAACTTGTTGATGTTTGACCAAGTAAGGTTTCAATTGATACTTTAGTAATAGCAACCAACCAAATAATATTATCATCGTTACATTTTCTTTTATAAATTGTTTTATAATCTGTTCCATAGGCTAGGTTTTCATCAATAGTGTTTATAACTGGTGTACCATCCTCATTGAATCTTTTTGTGTGTTCTCTTTCAACATAAGTACTTTGCCACTCCATAGCAAATAACCAAGTTTGATAAACATCTATTTGATAAGTTATTCTAGTTACATTAGGTGATACAAAATCATAATTAGTGATAAATGCGTAAAACCATTTACCTGGTATTTTTTCGTTTTGAAACATCATGTAATTAACATTGTATAAATCTTCATAAGCAACCTCTAAATTTATACTGTTATTATTAACTCTTTGATGTGTCAAGTCTTCAAATACCATCACGCTTTTATTTAAAAAATATGTAGTTTGTTCTTCAACTGTATCAAAGTCCATTACATTATTATAACTAAAATTAAAAGGTACATTTGATAGTAAATGTACCTCAGTTTGTGGTGTATAATTCATTATTCACCAGTACCAGATTCATTACTACTACTAGAATCTTCATTGATAACAGGTGTAGTTGTAAATCTAACAGCGTTAGCAAATTCTGAAGTTGAATAAACTTTCCAAATATGTAAGAATCTATTGAAATATAAATGTAATGCATTATCTTGTTCTTCCATTTGATACAATTGAGAATAAATCATAAACCAATCTCTATCAACTAAGATAGCTTGAGTTGCTGTATCTGTATCATCTCCAAAATCATCAAGAGTTACAACTTTAGAAACGATAGAAGCAGGGTCTGCCTTCTCCATATTAAAAGCATAAGCAAGTACGTTAACGTCCATATATGCCTCAGTATCAGTATTTATAAGTAATACTTGGTCTTCTTTTGGTGTATGTGTAGTTACACCAGCATAATTATATTTATTACTCATGAATTCTAGCTTATTAGAGTAAGCTCTAATTTTAGTAGCTAAAGCCTTAGCTGTTGCCTCATCAGTAACGGCACTAACTTGAACGTCATGGAATCTGTTTATAGAGTCACTTGTTGCATAGAATTGAATTAACTGTTTTGTTTGTAGATATTCATCTAAGTTTGCACTAGCATAAACACTTTCAAATACTTTAGATAAGAAATCTTCAAAAGCAGGTAAATTATTGAATGCTTGTAAGATATTTACTTTTGATATAGATATAGGGTAAACCAATTGTGAATTAACAACATGGAATCTAACTTTAACATCAGGCTTATTAACAGCGAAAACATCAGCCAAATTATCACTTGCTGGCTCTTCTGTGTAAGTTTTAGCCTTAACAATGTCAATGAATATTTCCTCAACTGTACTTCCAACAGGTAAATCACCTCTTTGGAATTCAGCAAGTTTGTTATTCCACATTTTATTCTTAATAACAGTAAGTCCAATTTTATTAACCAAAACATTAACCCATTTATTCATTATAACAGGATAATCTTTTAATGCTTTAGCATATTGACTTAAAGTTTCTTTTGTTGCTTCAGGTATTCTGTTTGCGTAATTTGATGGTAAAGCGTTACGCATAGCATTTAATACTGTTAAACCATTAATATTACCTTTTAAACCAGTTCCAGTAGTTTTTAAATTTGATCCAGCCATATTATTCTTCCTCCTTTTCTTCCTCTTCTTTTAAGATATCATCATCAGTAATTTCTACTTCAATGTCATCTTCAAATAAATCATCAACTGTAAGTTCGTCTTCAGGCTTTTCTTCAACAACTTCTTCAGGCTTTTCTTCAATTACTTCTTCTTTATCTTCACGATTAAAGAATTCATTTACTTTAGTTTGACGTAAGTCTTCATACTTTTTATTTAAAGCGTCTAACTCTTCAACAGCTGATTTAACTTTTTCATCTAGTTCACGATAAGCATTACGTAATTTATCTAGGCTTTCTAACATAATTTTATCGTCACCAGGTGTTGCGATTATTTCTTCAATAACCTTATCAAAATCTTCATATGTCATAACATAATCCTCCTTTGATTATAACATAGCATTAAATTATAAATTTGTCAATATAAAAAGACAGTTACCTTTTAGCAACTGTCAGGTAAGGTTTATATGAATAAATCATATCATATTAAGTTATTTTAATCTATTATAACGCAATAACTAATTGACAATACCTTTGGTATGCTCACGCATATAGTTTCTCCAACTGTATCATTATAAATCGACTAAACAACTCATCTTAAATATAGCACATAATTAATTGATTGTAAAGTCTGTTTCTTCTAAAATTACGCCACCCTCATATCGTTTTGGTAAAAGTTTACCATGTAAGGTAAGTCCAACTTTAAAATTATCAAAGGTGACTAATTCTTTTAAATTATCAGGAAGACCTGCACATTTAACATTTAATTTATTTTCTTTTAAGCTATAAGTTTTACCATTATATTCAAATATTTTTTCATCTGTATATTCTTCAACATATGTCTTAGCTCGTAAAAATCTTGCTCTATTAAAAGTTGATTCTAATTTCCATTTACCTAGTTCTTTATCGTCTATTTCCAAATCAGGTAAATCATTACCTAACATGTGTAAAGAGTCTGTATCACAATAAGTAGTCCTAAAATAATTCTTTTGAAAAGACCTTTGAATTCTTGCCCTAGCATAACTTGTTATGAATACCCCAACTGGTGTATAGACAGGGTCTTTATCTTCAGCCGTTATTGTTTTATAATTAACTTTATTATCTTCATCTAAATATGGTATTTTTTCCTGTGTCTTAGGGTTTGAGGCAAATTTACCATATAAATTATTTAACATTAACTTTGCTAATTGTCTTTTTGCACCAGTGTTATTTTTCTTCATTTCCATATATTTATCAATATATTTACAAAATAAGCCTTTACAACCTTTAAATTTATAGCCGTTTATATATTCAATATCTAAGACATCATATTGTTCAAATATAATTTCTAAGTCAATATTAGTTACATACATTGTAAGCATTCCGTTTGTTTGCTCAATATATTCAGTAGCATT